CGTTCAGCATTAGCACCAGGGCAGTTTGACTACACTAATGCACAGGCTGGTCTATTCGATACCAAGCGGTTTGCCAATGGTCTGACATATTCCAACTTTTCTGGGTTTAGTCCGTTCCAGAATGCATCAATCTTTGGTGGTGGCGGCGTTGACTTTTCAAGACTACAACCATACCCTGGGCAGATACAAGGGCTTGGATTGCAGACAGCACAGATGAATCTAGGAACAGCACAGCTTGGTAATCGGTTTGGATACCCAAGTGATCTAACTAATCCACGGACTGGGGAACTTGCTGTTATGCAACAAGAGTTCGACCTAGCAATGCGGCGGCTCCAGTTAGAACAACAGTTTTCGCAAGTTGCTGCTGATAGGTTTCTCAAGGTAGAAGAGCAGGCACGATTGGAGATGCAATCACTCGAAACAGCGAACCAATCATTGCAGAAGGAGATTGAATCAGGAACATTGGACGCAGCGGCTTTAGAAATTAAGCGGAGCGAACTTACGGTGAACAATGAGAAACTTGGGCAGCTTCAGCAATTACCACAACTCGTCCTGCAAGAGTCGCAAGCGCAGCAACAGTTACTACAACAGAAGCAGATGGAGCGGCAGCTTCAGACTGATATTGCCAACATAATCAGCACCAATATTTCACAAGGAATAATGAACCTAATCCAAGGTTCGCAATCGCTTGGAGAGGTGTTAAACAATGTGGTAATGAACATCCTGAACCAGATGTTGCAGAGGTTAATTGAGATGGTGGTACAGGCAACCATTTTCCAAGGAATCATGGCAGCGTTTGGTGGTGGTGGTGGATTGTTTGGCGGCTTGTTTTCGTTTCTTGGATTTGCTAATGGTGGCATCATGTCACGAGATGGAGCGATGCAGTTACAACGTTATGCCAGAGGTGGTATTGCTAACAGTCCGCAGTTAGCTATGTTCGGAGAAGGCAGTAAACCTGAAGCGTATGTACCGCTACCTGATGGTCGGTCAATACCTGTCACAATTAAGGGGTTTGCCAATGGTGGTATTTACTACCCTGGAACATACGGAATGTATGATAATGTCTGGGACTTTGCGTATCGGTATATGGCGGGAATACCTGACACTGAGCAGTCACGGAAGTACAATGCCAATGCTGAATACCGTGACACTGTTGATAAATTGATTAACGAATATATTGGGATTCAATACTCATCGATGATGGATGCAATGCAGGGCGGCACCAATCAATACGCATTAGAGGAGACACTAGCCAAACTGCGAGAGCAACAATCTAGCCTATTTGCTGATGAAGAGTTCTCCCGCTACCTGTTAGACCAAGAGGCTGAAACATTTTTTACTGGACGTAACCTTGGATACTTGCGGACTGCATACGGGTTAGGTGAGGATGAGGCATATTCAATGGCGGCACGACTACAGCAGCAGTATGTGTACGACAGAATGAACCGTGAATCACAATACCAAAACTATATGGCGCAGTTAGTAGGTGGTGTTTATGACCTGAACTATGAGCCAATACAAAACCGATTTGCTCCAAATGAATTTCAGAAAGCACTTGGTTATTCCATAGAGTATCGTCAACCATTTGCCCTTGGGCGGTATGCGTCTGGCGGTATTGCACGCTCTCCACAGTTAGCAATGTTTGGTGAAGGTTCATTGCCTGAAGCATACGTACCGCTACCAGATGGACGGACTATACCAGTATCACTTCGTGGTGCTACTGGCGGTGAGCAAACAAACAACGTCAATAATATTAGCGTTAACGTTACGGCTGCTGGAACTACACAGCAATCGGACGGTACTCCAACAGGAGACAGGCTGGCTCGTGCTATTACTAGAGCAGTGCAAGAAGAAATTATCAAACAACAACGACCAGGAGGGCTGCTTAGATAATGGCAACATTTAGCTACATTCCTGACTACGGTGCTGGACGTACTCATGCTCCACGTGTCCGCTCTGTTCGGTTCGGCGATAGCTACGAGCAACGGTTAGCCTATGGACTGAATACCAACCTACAGGTCTGGCAGTTAGCGTTTAGTGCTCGTACTGATGTTGAGACTGACAACATTATGGACTTTCTTGATGCTCGAAATGGCGTTGAATCATTTGACTGGACAACACCAGATAATGTTAGCGGGAAAAAATGGCTATGCCGTCAGTGGCAGAAGTCGATGATTGCCTTTAATATCAATAGCGTATCGTGTCAGTTTGAGGAGGTGGCAGAACCATGACGACAGGAACGTGCCTTGGTGGGTCATCTACTACAATCAATCTAGCTACTACTGCAAGCGATAACGATTCTGTATATCGTGGGATGCAGGTAGACCTGACGGGTGGTACTGGCTCTGGGCAGTCTGCTTATATCTCTGGATACCGTATCGACAAAAATGCGAGTGGTACCATCGTTGGTCGTGTTGTAATTATTGATGGAACATTCAACCCAATCCCTGTCAGCGGTAGTACTACCTATCTAATCCAGAGTAAAGCGCAAGCGGAACTTCAGAAACTAGCACCATCCGCAGTAATTGAACTATACCAATTAAAATTATTCAGTAACCTGCACAATAGCAGCGATACCTATTATTTCCATGCTGGCGTAAATCAGCTAAATGCTAACCTGACCTTTAATGAGAATACCTATACTCGACTACCAATAACAGCTAATGGGTTTGAATATACGAGCAGTGGTTCACTGCCACGACCACAGTTGACAATATCGAATCTAAGCGATATCGGGACACAACTGTTGCTGATAGCCAATGGGTTTAATCCTGGCAACGACCTTGGTGGAGCAAAAATCACAAGGCTCAGGACACTCGCTAAATTCATTGATGCTGCTAACTATCCTGTCACCTACACTGGCACCTACAGTCAACCAGGTACAACAACAGTAACCGTCACAGTATCTGGGCATACGCTACAGGTTGGCAACAAAATATATGCTGCACCAACATCTGGTACTGCTACCGCTGGACTACGGACGGTAACTAGCATAAACGGCAACAACTTCACCTATACCGCTCCTGACCAACCAAATACTAGCGGCAATATTAATATTAAGTACAGTGCTACTGCTGACCCTAATGCTCGTATGCCAGACGATGTGTTCTATATTGACCGCAAACTACGGGAGAACCGTGACATCATACAATGGGAACTAGCATCGTCTCTTGACCTGGCTAACGTCAGAATACCAAAACGGCAGGTGGTTGCCAACCTATGTCAGTGGGTATATCGCTCTGCTGAATGTAGCTATTCTGGCGTAAATTATTTTAACTCGGATAACGATCCAGTCACGCTCGCTTCACAGGACGTATGCGGTAAACGGTTAAGTAGTTGCAAAAAGCGGTTTAGCGGAACACTGCCATTTGGTAGTTTCCCAGGGATAGGGCAACGCAAATGATTAATGAAACAATACGTCAACACATACTGAGTCATATTCACGACGAGTCACCTAACGAGGTGTGCGGGCTGGTCATAGTATTCTCTGGTCGTCAACTGTACATACGTTGCAGGAACATTGCCAGTGATTCACTTGTCAATTTCGAGATAGACCCGATTGAATGGAAAAATGCGGAGGACAAGGACAGATATTAGCAGTAGTCCATAGCCATCCTGGTGATGTTAGTCCATCCGACAGAGATAGGCAATGCGCTGAAGAAATAGGACTGCCATGGTTGATTATAAATAACAGCAATGAACTGTATGAACTCGTGCCAAATAGCTACTCCAAACCATTCGTTGGTCGTGAATTTTGCTGGGGTGAAAACGATTGTTGGTCACTGGTATGGGATTGGTTTAGACGGGAGCGAGATGTTGAACTAATGGATATGGAACGACCTGAACCAGACGTATGGTTGGTACATCCAGAGCCGTTCATTAATGCTGCCCAGTACGGGTTCGTGCGAGTGCCTGCTGAATCTAAACAGTATGGAGACGTAATTGCCATGGCACTCGGTGACAGTCAGCATCCTACCCACGTTGCAATATATCTAGGCGATAACCGTATACTGCATCAGGTATACAACAGGCTAAGTAGTGAGGATGCGTATGACGGTTACTGGTTGCGAGCAACGCAGGGAGTATACCGATATGCTAGTTAGATTCTATGGCAGGTTGCGGACTATCATTGGACGACGTTGTTATGAAGTGACAGTACGTTCCGTATCTGAAGCGATGCGGTTTCTGTCAGTAAATTTCAGTGCGCTACATGGCTACCTCGAACATACACGGCTGACAGTGCTTGTAAATGGTATGCCCATCCATGACCTGCAACTATGTGACTACATTGGAGATGGCACTATCGACCTGATACCAGTGGCGAGCGGGTCACAGGTTGCATCCGCTATTAGTGGTGAAGTCCTACAAGGTGCAGCATTGGATGGACTAACATTGTTTGGCTTAGCACAAAGTCAAATTGACATCGGTACTGCCAAGGCATTATCGATTGGCGGTACGTCTCAACTACTGTCACCAATACCAGGCATTGGTAGTCCTAGCCTTGGTAATTACGAAGGAAACAGCAATGACCATCCTAAAAACAAACCTGAATTGGCGACTACAGAGAATGGCGAAAAAACGTACAACTTTTCAGGGATTAGCAATTCAAGCCAGCCTGGTTCTCCACTACCAATTCAATATGGTATGCCAATTGTAGGCAGTATTGTCATATCCCTTGGTATCACGGTAGACGAGAGAGGTAAAACAAAATGACCGAGAAATATATTGGTGGTGGATTTGGTGGCGGTGGTGGTGGTTATACTCCACCTCCTCCTCCTCCACCTCCTCCTCCACTAATAGTATTACCACCACAGCCACCAATTGTACTTGCACTTCCAGAACTACCAGAACCGTATCGGCCGACAGTAGTACCTAATAACCTATTTAACGACAGTTACATTGATGTACTCGAATTGATTGGAGAGGGCGAGATTGAAGGGCTGGCTACTCGTGTCCCAAATTTCACAGGAACATATACACAGTCCGCCAAAACGATTACCGTTACTCACAGTTCCCCAGTACCACTAATCCCTAAAACGGCAGGTACGTTTACATTTACTGGCGGTGCTAGTGATGATAACGGAGCACGTATAGTTGACAGTGTCATTAGTGCGACACAATTTACTGTACTGTCTAACACGTCTCGCACAGTAGCATCTAGTGCTGTTACCGTCACCAACATAATTGGGATGGATTCAATCTATTTTGATAAGTTGCCACTCGTGCAAAGCGACGGCACCTCGACATTCAGCGACGTTACCGTGCAAATTGCTACAGGTACACAAGCGCAGCAACCGCTATCCAATTTCCCTGACATTGACCAACAGGTTGACATAAATGAGTCGCTAGAACGTGCAATAAATGGTGGCGTTAAACTAATTCCCATACTGGATAATACTATTGATTTTATAAAAATTAGTCTAGGAGTATTTGCACTGCAACAACTAACAGACAAGGGCGATGTGTATGGTTCAACCGTTGAGTTTCGGATTGAATATAGCGTAAACTCAAGCAGCGGCAGTCCTACCTACACAGTTGCAGTACCAGAGACACAAACGATAATTAGTGGTAGAACATCACAACCATTCCAGAAACAATTTGGATTTGCTCTACCTGCTAACGTAAACGGCAGGACAATCCGTGTTACTCGACTAACAGCAGATAGCACCGATCTCGACAAACTTCAGAATCGTACTTTTATTGCAGCATATAACCTAATAATTAGTGCAAAACTATCATATCCAAATACAGCATTGATTGGGATGCGGTTGTACGCTCGACAGTTCACGTCAGTACCGCAGCGTTCATACTGGATCAAAGGTTTGAAGGTTTTGATTCCTGACAATGCTACCGTCGACTATAGCAATGGACGTGTTACCTATACAGGTGTGTGGACTGGCAATTTTGCGGCTGCTACCTGGTGTGCAGATCCCGCATGGTGCATCTACGACCTGCTGGTTACTAAACGGTATGGAACAGGAGACCATATATCAGCTACACAATTAGACAGGTGGGCATTCTATTCTGCCTCTCAATATTGCAATCAATTAGTCAGCAACGGCAAAGGTGGCACCGAACCACGGTTCCTGCTTAATATTAATATCAACTCGGTGCAGGATGCCTTTACTGCCATAAATTCGCTGCTCAGCGTATTCCGTGCCATTGGTTATTGGTCTACTGGTACCCTAACCATTGCACAGGATAGACCCGTACAACCGAGTTATCACTATACCGCTGCTAATGTAATTGATGGAAATTTCGACTATAGCGGTTCGTCTGTCAAGTCGAGGTCTACTACGGTAGTTGTTGAATGGTTTGATACAGAAACTAGGGAGATGGGTTATGAGTATGTAGAGGATGCTGACGGTATCGCAAAATACGGATTGATTACACGAGATGTTAAAGGCGTTGGTTGCCAGAGCCAGGGACAGGCAAACCGTCTAGGAAAATGGCTCATGTTCTCCGAACGGTATGAGACTGATATTGTGAATTTTGAGGTTGGCATTGATAGTGGAATGGTATGCAGACCAGGTGCAATCATTCGTGTGTCAGACCCAACACGAGCAGGAGCACGTCTTGGTGGTCGCATAGCATCGGTAAACGGAACAACTGTAGTCATTGATTCTCCTGTTACCATCAACGTGTCACTCGGCGTTACCATTTACTGCCTACTGCCAACAGGACAGTCTGAAGGGCGGACGGTTACACACGTTAATAACCTTAGCGGAAATGCAAACATAACAGGAGATACACTAACAATCCAATCTGCATTTACCAGCACTCCACAGACTGATAGCGCATTTGTAATTGATAGCAGTGCATTACAGACACAGTTATTTAGAGTGGTCAGCGTTACCGAAACACAGAACGGCTCATTCCAGGTCTCCGCTCTGACACACTATCCCGACAAGTGGGATAACATCGAAACGGGTTTAGCACTACAGCCACGGGTTATCAGCGAACTAAATCAACCACCTGCATCTCCAACCAACCTATCCGTGATACAGGCATTGTATGAAGAACGGAATCAATCTAAAATTAAGATTTTGGTATCATGGACACCATCTGCACGGTCAGCTAGATTCTTGATTGCCTATAAATATTTGGAGTTTGGAACATGGATACAGCGTGAGTCGGAGGTGGCATCATTTGAGATTAATGATGCCCAGGCTGGGCAATATACCGTCAGAGTAACACCAGTATCCGCAATCAACCTGCGTGGTGGATTCGCTGAAACTACCGTCCAGCTTGATGGATTACTTGCACCACCAGGACAGGTGCAGAACTTTGGAGCAGCGCAGATTGGCAAGACAACCATGCGTCTAACATGGGATGCAACAACAGACATCGACGTTAAATTTGGCGGAAATATTGAAATTCTCCACACTCCCACATTAAGCAGCCAATCCTACCAGGTAGGGAACCTATTGGCATACCTGCCTGGTTCTGCCGTTACTGTTGACGTGCCAGCCATGACGGGAACGTACATGGCAAAATTCGTGGATAGCTCACGGGTACGCTCTGTAAATGCCTCATTCATATCGACTAACGTGCCTAGCCTATCCGAGTTTAATGTAGTCGCTACCAGTACTCAGCATCCAGCATTTAGCGGAACAATATCACAGTCCGCAGCATTCACAGGAACATATACTGGCGGTGCTGCTACCGTCAACCGTGATAGCGGCTCAACTACTGCTATTGTAACAACAGCAGCAAACCATGGATTAGTTAATGGCGATGGCATACGTTTGAACATCGATAGCATTGAAGTCAACTATCCAATTACATTTGTTGATAACACGTCGTTTACAGTGACTACCACAGCAAGTACATCGCTGTCAGCAGTTAGTGTTACCGTGTATGCAATGACGCTGACCGATGATCTAGATCGTGCATCATTGGGTCTCACGCTGTCTGGATACGGAGACTGGGACTCAATTGTCAACCTAGATAACTATACAAACATTGATAATTCGTATCGTGTTAAGTCGACAGGAACATACACCTATTCAACCGTTAACGACTTCAACGATCTTGGTGCAGCATATTCTAACTGCGAGGTCAGAACATCGTTGACCACGTTAGGCTATCTCACCAACAGCAATATCGATGAATGGCCTATATTGATGGATGAATCAGTAGTTCCGTCAATTGAAAATATACTCAATTGGGATGGTGGTGATACATTTGAGGCTAATGTATTCCCGTATCGTAGGGAATCAAGTGACAATAGTACATTTACGTCGTGGATATCTGGATACCGCAACGTAACAAGCCTGCGGTATCAACAATGTAAGTTGGAGTTTATATCAACAAATTCATTTCACAACGTGTACTGCTCAGCAGCTACTACTACCATTGATGTTCCCGAATATCAACTGACGGGCAACAACCTAACATCTGGAACCGTCTCATTTATTCCAGCATTCCATAGTGATCCATTCATTGCAATTACTATGGAAAACGGAGCTTCTGGTGATTATTATGTAATTACTAGAACCGTCGTCAGCAGCAGGACAACAGGGTTCACTATCGTGTTCTACAATTCATCGAACAATGTAGTGAGCCGTACTTTTGATTATTTAGCACGAGGATATTAATATGGCAAACCATGATTACGTTATTGACAATGGTTCAGGTTCGGCAGTACGAGCAGATATAAACAATGCGCTCCAAGCAATTGCATCTGTCAATAGTAGCGCAAGCGATCCTTCCACTGTTGTTGATAAAATGCTGTGGCACGATACCACTGCAAACGCACTAAAACAACGCAACAGCGGATCATTTACAGGACTACGACTGTTTGACCCAGTGATAATTAATACTGGGCTACTTGATGCTAACGGCAATGAAGCCATAAAAATTACTGCAACGGCATCCGCTGTAAACGAGATAACGATTGCTAATGCTGCGACTGGCAATAATCCTGTGGTAAGTGCAACTGGTGGTGATACAAATATCAATCTAACGCTAACACCTAAAGGTACAGGCAGCGTATTTGTTCCTGCTGGTACTGCAACTAATCCATCCGTTAGCGTATCTAGCGACAGTAACACGGGCATCTACTTCCCTAGTGCTGATACCATGGGATTTGTGGAAGCTGGTACTGGCTATCAGATTGGTTATCGTAACGTACCATCGGCTGGTGCAGACAAAACGACTAACTACACATTGCAATTATCAGACCGTGGCAAGCTGGTTTCTATTGGAGCATCAGGTGGTATCACAGTTCCTGACGCTGTATTCAGTGCAGGCGACATTATCTATGTCTACAACAATACTGCATCACCGTTTACTATAACCCGTGGCAGTGGTGCGGCATTATATCAGTCAGGAATTGATACTGAT